GTGATTTCATCAGCAAGAGAACCTAGGATGCTCGCACCCGCCAGTATCTTTGTAGCTAGCATCTCTTCGTCAGTTTGACTATGAGCTTCAAGGCGCGAGCGCGCAAATTTCACTAGCACGGTCATTGGGACATCTGTGAATGGATACTCGCAGTAGAACTGTACATCACCCCAGTTTCCAGTGCTGATGAACGACTTGAGACTATCAAGGTGTTCCTTATTGGAAGGATCAAAGTTCTGCCGATTGACGCTCGCTCGGCGCAGAATGGTAGATTTGTTCAGAAAGTCGCTGGTGTCAACAAAGTCAGGCATAAAAGTCCCATTGATTAGAAGAAAGAAGAAACGTAGCCACCGTCGTCAACCTGCGGCTTCTTTTCAGGAGTGGATGGGCGTTCTACGGGAACACCATCCTCAAGTGAGATGCCAGCGGCCGCAAGCGCCGCTGCGACGTCATTAACGAGGAGAGGCTCATTCACCATTGGACCTTGGACAGGTGGAACTACCGGCTGTTGGACCAGTGTAGGACCTTGCACTACTGGAACTGCTGTGGGCTCCACCAGAGTGGAGCCCTGAGCCGGCGCAGGCTTTCCTGCAACCGCAGCGAGGGTTCGAAGCCGCGAAACTTCGGCCCTTGACGATTGGTCGAGCAGAGGTGACTTAGGTTCTGGTTGAACGGGAGGCGCAACTGATCGCTCAGGTACGCGCGTCGAGTTTGGTGAGGCTCCATCAACCTCAGCTTGCACCAGCTGATCAACTGCCACGCCACGCTTCAGCAGGAAGTCGATTCCCTCACGATCACGGTAGAGCTCTCGGAAAACGACCCGCTTGATCTTTGCCTGCTTGATGAGCTTCGCGCATTCCTTACACGGAGACATTGTGACGTAGAGGGTGGCGCCTTGAGCCCCGACACCACCGTTCTCGGCGATCTTGGCAAGGGCATTGCTCTCAGCGTGAAGAACTTCAGACTTTGTCCGCAGGACCGGTGTCAGCGTTGGGTCGTCTGTCCTAACCGCCCAGGTTTCACAGGTGTCGTCCTCATCTCCAGCCGGCATGCCATTGTAGCCGTCAGAGATGATCTGCTTGTCCTTGACTATGAGGGCGCCGACCTGCTTACGGTTGGCTTTGGACCGCTTCGCCCAGACCTCAGCCATCTGCATGTAGGCTTCGTCTAGATCGATGCGGTTCGGATTGATGGTAATTAGCTTGTTCATATTTTATTTTACAACAGATCACCAAACTTTGCACCACGAGAAGTAAGGACGAAGGTGCTGCCTGCTTCAGGAGAGATCCACTTGATCTTCGCGTACACGAAGACCCTCTTTCCTGCTTGCTGCTTTTGCAGCGCAACTTCATGCCACTCCCGGCGCCCAGTCTTGATGTTGCAACGGCGACCGTAGTGGGTATCAAGCGTGATCTTGAAGAACATACCGTAGACGCCACGAATTTCTTCAGACTTGATAACGGTACAAAAGAGCTTGACGTTATCACCCTCCTTGAGCTTAGGCCAGGCTTCCGCCTTTGTGGCCAGTTCACGACGGCGCCGCACTTTCTTAAGGAGCAGCTGCAGCTGCTTCTGGGAGAGCCACCCTCGGCTCTGGAACTGCTGCTTGACGGAGTGCAGCCACTCGTTGGTCACCAGCTGCAGACCATTCTCCAAGACCTTGGAAGAGGGCTCGTTGATGGCCTCCTGGAAGTCGACCCAGTCCTGTTCAGACATGGTAGCCTTGAAGTCATCACGGTGCTTCTGCTGCTCTGCCTTCCAGGCTTGCCGCTGGGATTCACGCTCAGCCGCCTTGGCTTGCAAAGCAGCTTGCTTCTTAGCTTCATTGCGCGCTCGGGTTTCAGCCTTGCGAGCTTCACGACGGGCCAGGACTTCGGCTTGACGCGCTGCTTTGGCAGCAAGCTTCTCTTCGAAGGTTAGGTGTTGGCGCATGAGTGCATTATACACTCAACCTGACATTTGTACACACTTTTATAGGTTACAAAGTAACAAGTTTGCGTGTAATAAGTTTACGCTAAAATTAGTCTTTTGGTGGCTTTAGCGATGGATTTTCTGCAAATTCATCCGAACTTGAGATTCTCGCTTCAGCGGGCTGTCTCACGCTAAATTCCTTGTACTGATATTTAGCAGTCACGTACTTACTAAACCCTTCAACACCGCCCACGTATGCAAGATATATTCCCAGAATTGCGTCAGTTAATCCACCGGTTAATGTCAGCTTTATCATTATCCATGTTGCCGTCAATCCACCAATTAACTGAAGGACCTTTGTAAGTGAAACAGTTTGACCATCCTTGGTTATCATATCGGCAAAATCAAGTTTCTGCGATCTTTGAATTCTCCAAAAAAGAAACAAGATTCCAGCAACAAGAACAATAAATGCCATTGCCATTAAGTTGACTTGATGACCAAATACGTCAAAAACTATATTGGATAAAGTTTGCTGTGATGACATTTCGTACCTAGATTAATCTACTGAATAGTATTTATGAATATCACTCCCGAAAACAGGAAAGCCACCTTTAAGGTGGCTTTCAAATTAGGGCGCCTATTTAGCAACTAATGCTATTAATCTTGGCTAGTGGATTGTCACGCCATTGAAATGGTTACGATGATTACCCATATTGCTGTTAACAGCCAAGATACCAATGTCATCCTAAAAAGGAGGAGTTCCACATCAGTGTTGTGGTCTGAAAATGAGAGGTCCTCTTTAGCCTTGTACCTCCTAAAGGAAACAGTTAGCCTATGCGCAAGTGCAACAGTTAAGCACACGGTTATGACAACCAACAGTACAAGAATTTCAAGCACCTATCTGCTCCCTTAGTTCTACGAATCCACCGATTGGCTGGAAGTTACCATCCTTCACAAGGGCAATCTGTGGCATAGTGCGTGCACTTGGAAAAGTTTCTAGTACCTTTTCACGGGATACGTAGGTTTTTCCTTCAACTTTTGGTTGACCAACATCCATGATGAATTCTTTGAAAGGTAGGTTTTTAGCAGTCAGAAGTGCCTTTGCTTGGTCACAAAATGCACAGTTTGGTTTTGAGTAAATGTGAAACACGAGTTCTCCTTAAAAATCTACCTCAAAGTTTACGGTTGAATCATCACGTACAATGGTTCCAACTTTATACTGATTGTTATCTTGTTCCTGTGGAGCAGCTTGCGATTTTCCAATGTTAATCCAGTCTTCTAAGTGAGGCATAGGGTTGGTCCTCGGGAACTTGTGCTCGCTCTCTATGTCAAGAAACTGGTAGACATCACGGGCATTGAAGAGCACCCAGTTCTTGACCTTTGACGCGTTGGTGCCAACAAGCTCACGCCCCTCGCTAAAGAGGTAATCTGTCCATGTCAATTCGCTGTCAACGACCTCATCGCAGAGTGCCTTGATGCGTGGCTTGAGGCGGCGATAGGCATCCTGCCCACGCTCGGTTGCAAGCTCCACGCGAAGTACCTCCTTGTCAAATTCTGCATGCACCTCTAACTCATCCTGCGCAATCTTCTGTACTGCCTTTCCAACTGGTTGAAAGTAGTTTGTGCTGCAAATGGTAAAGGTAATGCCAAAGCTTGCAGTGAACTGTACTCGCTCGAGTAGCAAAAGGGCTACTACGGTCATGAAAATTACATCATAGGCATCATCCTTTGAAATGATTCCTAAGGCATATTGATGTGATGCAACATGAAGGTCATCAAATATCTGCTTGACAATAGTAAGACGTGTAAGACTTTGTTTAACTGACAGTATATCAGCCAGCACCTTTTCAGGGTCGTCAAAGCACATTCGCACGATTTCGCTGTAAGTGGCAGCGTGCACGATCTCATTGTCAGATATACGCTGCCACGCCGCCCAAAGCGAGCTGTCACTAATAAATGGTGCCATGAGCGGTGCAACACTGCGAGATGCAACGCTATCTGCCTCCCATTGCCACGCAAGAGTCCTTATCATCATATCGTATACTGGGCGGGGGCAGTTCTTAAAGTCAATGTTGCACTGCGTGTAATCAAACTCATCCTCTGACCAGTCTAGTGACTTCATAGTCTTGTAGATTGACCAGATATTAGGATAGTGCTTATTGACTGTATCAAACAGTCCAGGATCATCCCCTAGAAAAAGTGGTGACTTTGCACGATATTGTTCTGGGGTCTTGTCGGTGTTGAATACTTTGCTCATGGTTACAATGTACAACTTTCGCAGTATTGGTCATCTTTCGGTGGTTGTGGTTCTTCATATATTTTTACTGCAGATACCACAGCGTTCTCTGTCTTTGTGAGGTCTATACCCGATGAAGTCAGACTGTTGACGTAGTAGCGAGTCTTCATACCGTACTTAACCATATCAAGGTAGTCTTGGATGATGGCTGCGCTTGACACCTTTTCATCACCTTGAATCTTAACGAAGAGGTCGGCGCTGATTGCCTGATCGGTCCACTTTTGCATGATGGCATAGACCTTGATCATGTCAGATGTTTTGATGTCCCACGCAGACTGGTAGCGGTTCTTCAGCTTAGTACCATCAGGCGCTGCCCAATGATTCACCTGTGTGTCGTTTGTCTTCATGATATACAGCTCGCGGACAGGGTACGGGCCATTGGTCGTACCTGCTGCAATCGTTGAGCTCTCACCTGGCATGTGCGCCACCAATACCGAGTTGCGAATACCTTTGTTAGCGATTATCTGCTGGCGCAGGCCTTCCCAGTCACGCTTCAGCCCAACGGTGACGAGCTCGTCTACACGTTTCTCATATGTATCAATTGGCAACCAACCTTCGGGCCACCTCGTCTTGCACATCCACTCAGCATTACCAAGCTCTTTGCCTAGACGAAGAGAGGCATTAATAAGGTGCCACATATGCGTCTCTGATATCTCATGTATGAAATTGCGACCATCTCGTGTATCATATAGTCTGCCTTCCTTTGCCATCAGGTGCGCCAATCCAAGAATACCAACACCTGCAGAAAGACGGGCTTTTGCTGTATGTTCAAGGCTCGGGAAAACATAGTCTGATTTGTGGATACATACGTCAATCATCTTTAACGCGTAGTACGCAACCTCTGCGTATTGCTCATCGTTCTCAATGTTGGAAACAATAATTCCTGCAAGTGAACATAGACCAATCTCGCCGTCTTTTTTCTCATCGTACTTTTTCTTATAAAGATCTTCAACTGACGCGTAATGTTTTGTAGGTATTCCTATTTCTGCGCATAAATTGGAAGAGAATATAGTCTCTTTAAAAGGTGTGTGAATGTTAAGAGCATCCGTCATGTGCAAGTACTGCACCCCCGTCTCGTACGCTTGGGTTAATGCACCCAGTAAAACTTCTCGGGCTGACAATTTAACTTTAGCATTCTTTTCATATTCAGTATAAAGCTTTTCAAAAACAGATTGATCCTTAGCGTACTGAGCGAAATATAAATCTGGCCGTTCACCAAATGAGAATGGAGCGTACTGCTCATTCTTGGCAACCTTACGTGCAAACAATTTATTGGAGCCAAAACTATAATGACAGCCGGAGATTTTCTTTGTTGCTGGTGTAAGTGGATGACGAAGCTTCTGAATCACCTCAACTTCTGGGTCATATGCTGTATAGTACACAGTAGCAGCACCCCCGCGCCCGTTTTGAAGATTTGCTCCAATAGCTCCTACCATTGAACGATAGTATGGAAGCTTACCCTGGTGCTGAACAAGACCACCACGAACAGCATCACCGAGAGAACGCGTATTGATATGCGTGCCTATACCAGCACTCATGACTGTCATCATATATGCTATGTGATCACCAGCAGCAAGAGAAGGCGCTGTATCATCAGTTGTGTAGAGACAACAAGAAGCATACCCATTAAGCTTTGTTCCTAAGTTAACATAGTTTGGTGTTGGCGCATTGAGTCGATTGTGGCTAAAGTGCTCGTACCATTTTGAAATATGATGTAATCGTTCGTCCTTTGGCAGCTTTTCAGCGAGAGCCATAGCCATGCGCATGTAAACAAACTGTGGTGTTTCATATTCTTTGCCAGTCTTCTTGTTGCGCAGGGCATACTTGTATCTAATCTGATTTATCTGATAGTGCGGATACTTAAGGTCCTGTTTATGATCAATGATGCTCTCTATTTGATCATATTCCTCATCTGAGTAATCTAGTTTTACCATCATTCCAACTTCGGCAAGCTGCAAGTGGAGTTGCTTTACAGTTGGCCGCTTTTTGTCGTAAATGACTCTCTCAAGAAGAGCGGCATAGAGGCGTCCAGCCATACGATTGTGTTCCCACGTCTTCTTGCTTAGGCAGACTTTTATCAGTGTCTCTTGCAGTAAAAGTGAAGTGCAAATTTCTGGGCATTGGTTAACTGCTTCAAGCACCACTGATGCCCAATCCATTTGAGAACCAAGAGAGCGTGCTGCCCAAGTGCCCCACCCATTTACTTTAGCAGGTGAAAAAGATTCCTGCGCGCCATTTCGTTTAACAATGCATTTGATCATTACTTTTTCCTTATCCAAATAGGGTACTGCGAGTTGTAGACGGTCTTAAGTTGATCGCTGCTTCAGCATCATTTTGAATGATAAGCTTCACGATCAACTGTCTACGAAATTCATTTATTTCTTGCGTGTTCAATCTTGATTGCCCAGCAGCAGCCCTTCTTTCATGTTCCTGATTGATTAGATATTCTACAGTGTCCATGTTGTAGTTCACTTTTGCTGAGGTCACTACAGTGAACAGTCTAGGGGGTGTTTCATCATATGTCATTGTAACTCCAATGGCAAATTACGACTGAGCTGCATCAGGCTGCAGATAAAGTATTTCAGGACATGTTATTGAAAATTCATTTCTGGGCTGGTTGTAAATTCTCGCATCTCTCTGATGCGCCTCATCCACCCACGACGGAATCGTTCTTGGCTTGGGTCATTCCTAATAATTGCTTCATAGAAAGCTTCGCGATAATCACAGATTAGGTTGCAGATCGTGATGTCACCCCTTGATAAGATGACCGCCTGAACTCCTCTGAGAGTTGCAGGGCCTACGTCACCATCTTCGGTGGCTCCAACCGCTCTTTGCAGAAATCTGCCTGAACGCCCAACGCCATGGTTGACTGCACCATCAAAATGAAGAATTGCTAGTCTAGGTGACATTAGGTCCAAATCATCGCAGTTAGCGGACAGCCAATATCTCCTAAAGTACACCCTTTTGGCACCTTCCCAATCTAGATTAGTAATGTCAAGATCTGGATTTGGGCGTTTGGCGACGCCAAATTTTGTCTCTCCTCCTCTATCGGCAGGATCATTTACATAACCAACAGCCCTACGTTGCTCTCTAGTTTGGATAAGTCCTTCCCGAACACCAGGAACATTTAAATCCCAGTGAGATCCTACCTCATAGAGCATCGCATGATCTACTGCCTTTTCAAATGCTTTAGAAAATGTTACCATAAGGTCTCCTTTTTCTATTTGAGACCTTATTTATCGGCCGCTATCCTAAGATATCGCCAACAGTTCTACCATCAATCCACCTGTGTAAATCATGCGGACCACACACGATACCATAAAAAACAGAGCGACCGTGAAGGGTTTCTGGTCCTGTTGGGTGAATCATCGCTGATCCTTTCGGAATCATTGGATGAATTACAGATTCTTTTGGTAGGTAGTCTACTACCATGGCTGAGGTTGTTGCAAGTTTTCCATCATCCGGCGAAAACAAAAACAGGCGATGTCCCATCGTTGCTGCCATAGCAATTGGGACACTATCTACTGTGTAAGTTTCCGTGTCAACAGCCAAGACGTACCAACTTGCTGGCAGGGCTATATCGAGGTTTTGCACTCTAATTTTAATAGTCTTGCCAGTAGTTTCTTCTAGGTATTCAAGAGGTTCAAGCTTGAAATCTAGAGCATGGCCACTTAACGTCCAAAAATGTGACACTCCAATGGGAGATGACAAAGAACTTAAGATGTAGGGTCTAGAAGCTTCAGATATTATTTGCATGTTAACGTGTTTGCATTTGATTGTAGATGGCATCGACTGCGCGCTTCCATTCAGCTAGAGCATTCTTGGCTCGCTTCTCATCTTTCTTCAACACCTCGATAGCAATACACCCTGGCCCAATACCGTGGGAATATTGTATTCCTTCGTGCTTGAAGATGATAGACAGCGCGTCAGCCATATCAGGTCGGCATTCAATTATCAAGGTACATCCTTTTTAGAGTTTCAGCATCATGCCGTGCAAAGTTGCCACCAGCAAAGCGACCACCATAGCGGTTCCAGGTTTCAATTATACAATACTTGGTCTCATCCGCAGTGTAGGCTTCATTCCCTTCAGGTTGTAGAATAATCTCACAGGTTGAAAGGATGTGGGCTGGAATCTCTCCGTAGTAAGTTTCAAGCTGGTGATCTGCCGACATGTTGTGCATGATAATGCTATTGAGGTTGGTCTCAGTCACCACGTCTTCTACAAGCACGTGTGCCCTGAGGCGCATACCAAGTTCGTCAGCTGCTCGAATAGCACCATCAAGCTGATCTGTTGAAAGATCTTTGGAGATGATTGCAACAGAAAGCAGTTGGTTTCGAACGTGACCGATGTCACCAATGCCGACTTGACGGATTGCCTTCATAGCTTTGCCTTTACTACCTTCATGACTGGATATTGCGCCTCTTTATAGAACTTGTTCCGTTCTCTAAAGTGCTTCTTCGACCACTTGAGGTTGCTGTGCACGTCCACAAGGTGCACGCGGTCCTTGTCACCCGACTTGCGGAGGCCACGGCCAATCGACTGAATGCACTTGATGAACGACTTGCCAGCATCAATCATGAATTCACAGAAGATGCGATCGATCGAGATGCCTGTTGACGCGATACCAAAAGTTGCGATGACGATGAGGTCATCGCGGTTCTCGAACATGTGGTACCACTCGGCGCGCACCTCGTTCTCAGTGGCGCCGTGCAGGAAGACGCTGTCCTTGATGAGCTTCTGCAGCTCCTTGCCCTGCTTGATGGAGTTGACCAGCACAAGTGTGTTGCCGTACTGCTGCGCCTTCGCAATGATGAGGTCAGCAATGAAGTCAAGCCGATCGGCGTTCTTGTTGATGAACGCTCGCTCGCTACTGTAGTCAGGAAACTCCTCTTCAACCATCTCTTGGATCTCAACAGGTTCAATTTCTAGCTGTGCCAGGTAACCCATCCTAATGAGGTCGGCAGCGCTGATCTCGTAGAGGATATTACCAATGGCGCCGCGAAGCGACATCTGGTCGATCTTCGGTTTAGGGAAGGTGCCAGTGAAGCCGAAGCGGTATGCGCAGTGCTTACCGTGGTCATTGATCAGCTCGCCGATAGTTTTAGCGGAAGCGCCGTGTGCTTCATCAACGATAATGCACTGGAAGTCGTGCATTACTACCGGATTATTCTGGAGTGACTGCCAAGTTGCGACCACCGTGTTGTGGTGAATATCCTTCTTTGAGCCACTATAGACGCCAACGTCGAGCTGACCAAGCCTCATTGTTGCCGCCGTCTGCTCAACTAGATCTGATGACGGAACGATGACGATGACGCGATTACCAGCTCGATTCATGATCTTCGATAAGCCAGCAATCATCCACGTCTTTCCAGATCCAGTTGCCGCCAAGATAAAACCGGATCCTGCTTCAAGCGCGGCATTGACTGAATCTACCTGGTAAGGACGAAGGACCACGCCGAGCTCATGCGCTGGGTCATCCTTGAAGAACTCTGGATAGATGCGCTCTTCTACCAGATCCACCGGCTTTCGAAGATCGCTGAGCTCAAGCTGGTACCCCCAAGCTTCGAGGTATGGGATGACCTCGTCAAGTAGACGAAAGTAGATCTTGCCGGTCTTGTCAAAAAATCTAATGCGTCCGTCCCAGCGACCAAGCTTCACTAAAGGTTGAAAAAAGGCACCTTCAACCATCACCGCAAACTTGTCTTCAAGTGACTTGTGATCCTGTGGCTCAAGACCACTTATTTGGCAAAAAACCTCATCTCTGACAGTGATATACGCTGTTTTGGTCATGCTGTAGAAAAACGAAAGTGTCGCTCAAGATTATGGCTGCGAATGTAGGAGATAGGATTCGGACCAGTGTTTGATCCATCACGCAGCACAATTATCAGCATCATCACTTTTGTCAAATCAGTTACAGCCATGCCACTGTCTGGCTCAAAACACGCCTTAATTTTTGTTCCATCTGCTTGTGTTTCATAGAACTCAACATTTGGTTCACCAGAAACTGCAGATATAAGCATTCTAACTGAACGGTCTTCCTTGGCACCTGTTAGCGATTTAATGTCATCAGCCGAAACCGTAACAGTTCCGGGTCCTATGATGATTGGTGCGGCTCCACCACTGTTTACGGTGTATGATCCACCAATTACCGATGGTGCCGTTGCTTTAGAAATTTTAAATGACGACATCTTGTAGTTCCGCTACTCGTAGTTTAACTATGTTTCCCACCATCCATCCCATCTGTTTGAAGCTTTCAACTATAGCATCAAGCTTTTGGTACAGAAGCGTTGCCTCAATGATTAGCTGATTATGTTCCACCATCTCTTTTTCGCCAGCGACAAGTGTAGACGTTTCGCGCGCCCCGTACGCTCGCTGACCTTGAAGGTAGTTCTTAGTCAGACGTGCTTCAATTCTAGCCTTTGAATTTTCTAACCACTTGACTAGCTGATGCGCTTCTTTGGCAAGCTGATCATAGTGCGACTGGTGATAAGGTAAGGAACGCGCTATCTCTTCTAAACGCCTTCCTTCTAACTCAAACAAAGGTTCTGCCTTTTCAATTTCCTTTGAATACCTGTCAAAGAAGAGCATCAGCTCTTCTCCAAGCTTCGTTTCATCTATGGTTAGAAAAGCTGTCACTCTTTATCTCTATTAGAAATTATGAACTCGTTGGTATTGTAGTTGAAGTCAACAGTTTTATCAGCTAACAGTGTTGATGTTTGAAAATCAGCGACAACAAATGGCACATGTGATATTGTACTATCACCGGCTTTTAGTTCAGCATTAGGTATTAGGTCGATCAAAGACCCTGCTTCAATAGAACCTGTTGCTTGAATTCTGAATATACCGCCCGGCTCTAAGAGTTGCAAGATCTTAGAGCGGGCGCAAAGTGTTATACGCATATTAACGGGCCTCTTCAAAGAGGCCCTAATCAATATTACTCTTCGCCGTCGTCAGACTTCTTCGGTAGTAGACTGAGCTCCTCAACGGCGGCGCGGAAGGCCTTGTTGAGCTTGCCAGTAGAGGTTACGATCTCAATGGTATCCTTGTCGTCAACGGACTTCTTGATGATGAAACCGCCGTTGACGAACTGAATGGTTACTTGGTTAGGCATAATTACTCCTTCTTGCCGCGCTTCTTAGCGGCTGGTTGTGGTTGTTCATCTTGATCGATGATGTTGTCAATGTCATCTTCACTTGGTTCTGGTCCGCCTCTAGCGATAAGTGGCTTACATGCCGGGTGCTCCAGTAGCTGCAGAGCGATTTCCTCATTGAAATCCTTCTCGCGGAAGGATACTTTGTGGATCTCACCAGTGCCTTCATCAGTCCACTCAGCCACCCAGTTAAGCTTCTCACCAGGTTGAGTGCCCTTTGCGATGACCTTCATTTCCTCAAGCATCTGGAGAAGACCTGTGACAGGTGACATGCCACTGTTGTATGGGACCTCAAGCTCAACCTTGGTACCAATCTTTGCGAAGCGGGACTTGTATGTCTCGAAGCGCATGCGTACCCCAACGATCTCATTCTCTTCTTTGAGCTTGAGCTTCGTGACAATACCGATGATAGAGCAAGAAAACTTGGTGGAGTTGGTGATTGCCCAAGCACCGTCACCCAGCATGATGTCCTGAGGGTAGACGTGGTCAGTAATGAGCATGGTGATCGGAAGCCGACCAATCTGACCAAGCGCCAACCTCAACATTGCCTTACGTCGCTTTGCGAGCTGACCTTGATCACCCTTAATGACGCCCTTGTCATAGTTCTCCATCTCGGTGCTGGATGAGAGCATCGCCAGACTATCAAGAACGATGAGGGTCTTCTGAGCATCGAGGTTGTCCTTACCGAATGCCTTCTTGTATCCGGTGAAGAACTCAGAAAGAACTGAATTGACGTCCTCAATAGTTGCTACTGAGATATAGGTCAGGTGCTCAGGGTCGATATTGCATCCGATCTTTCCCAGGTAATCAACGTCAATCGCATGCTCACTGTCCAGGTAGACAACGTGATAGCCTTGCACCTGCGCCTGCTTGGTGATGTTGCCCGCGATAAAACTTTTGCCGGAACCCGAAGGACCAGCAAAAAGCGTGATCTTTGCGAGGGGGACGCCCTTCTTGAAGTCACCGCTAAGAGCCCGATTAAGGGCGTAATTACCAGTTGAAAGCCAGTGAGTAGTCTCAGGAAGACCAACTGCCACCGTCTCTAGCTTGGCAACCTCTTTCTTAAACTTGTCTAGGAATGGAAGTCCTGCCATAGATTGCTCCTTTTAAGGAATAGCCGACGCTACTCGCGATGCCTTAGGCACCTAGCGCGATCGCGCCGACCATGTTTCAATTACTCAGCGCCTTGTGCTGCCTTCTGCTGCGCTGCGCGGAGACGGAGCTGCTCAACGACGCTAAGCTTCTTCTCACCAGCCGATGCTGCGGGGGAAGGAGAAGGAGCAGGGGTGTCATCATCGCTGCTGGAAAGTGCCTTAGAAAGCTTAGAAATGGCAGGAGTAGCAACAGGAGCTGCTTCCTTTTCACGAGTAGAAACAGAAGCACCAGTCTGGTCAGCAATCAGCATCGCTTCAAGCTGTTCCATAGCAGTCTTCGGGGTGCGCCATGCCTTTAGGTCAAAGAGCTCGATAGCCTCAATGACGTCATCCCCAACATCAGTCATCTTCGGGGAGAAGCTAGAAGTTCCATAGTCGAAATATTCGCCAGACTGCGTCTTCTTGATGCGGAAGTTGTAGCCACCCTTCAGCTCGTACGGAGGGTTCTCAAGATCACCGCTCTGAAATGCTGCCTGGATCTGCTTAAAGATCTTAGGACCAAATTCGATGAGCTTCACAACTTCTTCAGCGTTGTGCTCAACCGGAGTTTCGAGAACAATGACCTGTCCAACGTAGCTCTTCTTGCGGTAGTACTTCTTACCGAGAGCCTCGTTGTGCTCAGGGTCCTTAGGATCATAGTACTTCTGCGACAGCGCGCAGATCGGGCAATCTTCACCAAACATCTTCAGACAGGCGACAGTTTCGCGCTTACCATTTACAACCAGTTCATGGGTCAGGTTTTCCACCAGGAAACCCATCGGGTTGTCTTCATCTTGGTCGGGTAGGAAACGGACAACAGAGACGCTGTCCTTAGGAGCTTTCCAGAAGGGAAAAAAGCTCCGCCATCTTTGATCGGTACCACCAGTACCGCCGGCTTTTTGTTCAAATGCTGCAGCCAGATCAGCCAAACTACGCTTTGCCATGTCTATCTCCTAAACGTTGAAAATAATGAAACATAAACTACAAACACTCCATTGTGTCTGCAGTCTATTTACGCTATTCTACACAACGTTTACAACTTTCCAACCTGTTACAAGGTTGATGGGGAGATGGTCAGAACAGTAAATACTTTATGACACAACCTTACACCTATCTTATCGGCTGGAGCAATCACAACAAGTGGTACTACGGTGTGCGTTACCGCAGGGGATGCTCACCATCAGATCTTTGGGTAACCTACTTCACGAGTTCAAAACACGTGCAAAGGGCACGCACCGAACTTGGGGAACCTGACATCGTGCAAGTCAGAAAAGTGTTTGAGAAGTCAGATGCCGCCCGGTTGAGCGAACACAGGGTTCTTAGGCGTATGAGGGTGCGTATTGATCCACGCTTCTTGAACAGACACGACGCCCCTGCTTTCCCTTCCGAAAAGCACCCAGATCATGTAGCACTAATAGCAGAACGCTTGAGGGGAAAGAAGAGAACCGCAGAGCAAAAAGCCAGGATGTGTGGTTCTAAAGGAAAGACTTGGTCGCTGTCAGAACAGACTAAGCAGCGCCAGTCTGAAGCAAAGATTGGAAAGAAGTTCTCAGAAGAGCACCGTCAGAACATCGCGAAGGCAATGACAGGGCAAGAGCAGTCAGCAGAGACGCGCGCAAAGCGCAAGGCGAGCCTAACTGGAAAGAAGAAAAGCCCTGAACACGTCAGGGCTGTTGTCGAGGCAAAGAAGAGGAGGGCTGCCGAGCGCGCCCTCCTCGGCTAGGTGCCTGGCACCACGATTACCTCATCCACCTCACTACCCAACCATGCGCACGTCTGAGCGAAGTACTGCTGCTTAACCGACAGCTCAGGAACTGACTTGTCACCTCTCGACGACTGCCGCTCGATGAGGGTCGGTAGCGTGTTCCAGAACTCCACAGCCACTACCTTCATGCCGATGCTGCGTGCCGCCTGGATCCACTTTGCACGTGCCTTCTTCGAGCCGTTGGTTTTGTCGATGAAGACGCTGCGAAACGGCTGAGCCTTGAGGCTCTTCAGGCTGTCGCTAAAGGTGCGGCGTACGAACTCATCCACGTACTTCTTGAACTCTGCCTCGTGCTGGTTGCAGTACTCCCATGCCTCAGCATAAAAGCGCTTCTCATCAGGAACGGCGAAACCGAAGTTCGTGTTCGCGGTATAGAACTGCAGACGGTGCTCGTCAAGCGACACCACGTAATCACCATCCCGCTTGTACTGCTTGGTCCACGTCGACTTGCCCGAGCCAGACGGTCCGATCAAGATGTAGCACTTCCCACGATTGAGGTCAACCTTGTTGACAGTCAACGGTACCTTCTGGAACTCAGCGATCCACTCCTCGACGTTCTGCTTTTTGGTTGGATGGTCGTCGCTGATGCGACCCCAGCAGTCCGAGCGCAGGCAGTCGTAGAACGTCTGCACGTCCTCGCGCAGCGTATGCTCGATAGCGGTGCGCAGGTCAGAGCGCTTCTTACCGTCCTTGAAGCCGTACGGCAGGTGGTGCTCGATGATGAAGCGGATCTTGCGAGCCTCTTCAACCGACACGAACTCGCGCAGCAGCGGGTCCTGCAGCCACCGCTCGGTGAAGGCGACGGCAGAGTCCTGCTCGTGACCAGCGTAGCGCCGATGCGTGCCCGAGCCGTCTTTCTTTTCTAGGACCTCTTCAGCTGCCGGCTTTCCCACATCATGGAACAGCAGGGCGAGCAGGGCGATCTTGTTCTGATCTGGCGACCGGTGCGGCATGAAGTGGGTCTTGTACTCCTCGAGCACCATCTCGGTGTGCACTGCTACAGAGGATTCTCTATGCCATGGAGAGTCCTCCACCGTCTGGCTCATGCGGAACCAAGACGGCGAGTACTTGAAGAGCTTGATGTAAGAGATTGCGTCCATGATACTATTATACACCATGGACCAGGGAAAAGTGTAACAATGAAGGTTGGTTACACTTAGTCGCCGCAGAACGCAGAGCGCAGGTTGGTGAACTCCATGAACCGCTCACCCGGTTTGCTGCTCAGCGCGTAGTAGCGAACAATCAGGTTATACTGCTCACCGTGCTTCAGCCCTTCCCGCCTCAGGCAGTGCTTAGATACATACTGTCCCTCATAGCGCTGTCCTGTCTGCACGTCCTTGAGGGTGACATAGAAGTGCTTCGGTGGGTTCCAGCTCACCAGCTCGAAGCGCCGAATCTCAGTGCCGAGCTCCGTGCGGGTAGGAGACTTTGCCTTCTTCTGCCGATCGAGGTGCTCCTGCATGTTCTCGGTGACAACGTTCCACAACGCCCCCGTAAGGTGATCCTCCACGCTTGTGGTACGCGGAACTCCGAAGGGCCAGGCCCATGCCGCGAAGAGGATGTAGGCCATGCCGACGAATGAGCCGACTGGAATCCAGTAGAACCAGCAGGCGACACGGTTATTGGGGACTAGTCCCCAGACCAGCGTGTGACCTATCAGCGCCGGAAAACCAAAGACCGCCAGCAGGCCGATCAGAGCGAGCATCTTGTAGAAGATGAAGGAGATGAAGTCGATCATGTTAATCAGTTGTAAGAAGAGCAAAGGCAATGCAGAAGACGCCGATGGCGACGGAAATGGAACCGGTGCCGTATCCAATGAGCGCAGACCCAATGATCACCGATACGTTGTTGGGAAATTTTACGCTGTTGGGCAACTTCTGAGAGTCAATCATACTTCTCTCCCCTGTTGACGCTGCTTCTTGCGCCGTTCCATTTTCCACTTGGGAACGTCATCTTGCCGCTCTTCACCTCGGCGCTGTCGCTTCGTCGGGGTGAACGGGACATCCTCATCGTCTTCTCGGCGTCGCATTAGTCAATCCTCGTCTGTACGCTGATCTTCATGGTGGGATAGTGCTTCTTCAGAACCTCTACGAACGCCTGAGCACCTGCTGCCTTCGCGTCCATCCACTGGGTGGGGTTCCCTGACGGGTTCCAGATGGAGAAACCACCCTCGAAGTCGTCGGTGCGCCCGGCACCCTGGTCCTTGCACATATCGACGAAGCGGCCTCTGGCAGGTCGAATCTTGACCCACGCAAAACCGCATGGGTACCACTGACCAGGGTTTTCCAAAAGGTAGCGCCTCGTAGCAAGCTCAGCTGCAAGCTGCGCCTCGAGGAAGATGTCAAGTTCCTTCTGGTACTTGTAAGGTGTCATGCGCGCTCCAGAAAAAGAAACAATGGAATGCCGAAATCAGAAGTGGGGGTTTCGCTCATCGTGAACTCCGGAGATCATCCAAAATCCTCGACCAGCTTCCCTCCAACCACCAGTTCCTTTGTACCTGATAAACTTGGTACCGGTGTCGGTAGTAATCTGCCAAGTCCGAGTAATCTTAACGATCTTGCCGCAGGGATAGCTGTCGCCGTTGAAGGACTTGGAAACTTCATCACCGATGCACGGAGCAGCAATCACTCGGTACCTTGGCCAAACCCCGTCACCTTCATCAACTGGAAGATGCGTTTCACCGGTGAAGGCCGTAAGATACGTCGCAAGGGTGATCGCATCCTCAAAGCACTTGACATTTCGGCTGGATGTCCAGCCAGAAGCTTCTTTCAGCTTTGTGGGAGATGGGACCCACTGCGCTCCGAATCCCGGGTTCTTGTCTGCTACAGCTTTGGGAAGCCCGTTTTCAAGTAGAATGTAGAACATCTGGTTGCTCTAGAGCGTTGCGATGGGTAGATTATACACTACTCTGCTCGCAAAGTGTAACTTTTTCTAGCTGTTACACTCTTCTTTTCGTCCATCCATACCCAGAACCATCTGGGAGTTTTCCATTTTCTACTGAGCTTACTCCATTTTTTCCTATATTTTCGTCAAGCTCAGATGAAATTACCACATGGTTGACGCCATTTTCTTTTCGTTTTCGATGCGCAAATGCTAGCGCCTCTGTAATTTCAATGGATGAAAATGGTTTAAAATGAGATTCCTGGTAACAACCAAAAAACTCATTATCATTTTGTTCTAGCCAATAAACTATTATGCCCATAGTTGAAATTATATTCAACTATGGGCAAATCCTAAAATCTAGTTTAGGTTAGAGCGCGGCTATTATGAATGCTAGCAGCTCATCATATCTGATACCGAGGCGAGTTCTCTGAACAGCACCCTCAAAGTATGTTGATGATGTCTCGCCATCAAGCTCATACCAAGTGTCCTCGCAGAAGATGCCGTAATGATTTGCGTCAAGACCCTGAGCCTCAAATGCCGCCTTAACCTCCTGCGCGATCACACCAACGTGGATGCGGGCTGCTGATCCCTTTGATACAACAGCGTCCTTGAACTTGAACTTCTTGATAAGACCCTTCAGAGCAGTTGCAACCTGCAGTTCAGCGGCTGACAGCGACTCGATCTGCTCCTTCTCGTTGGCGTCAGAGGTATTGATGGTGCCGGTACCAGCGAATACCATTGACCAACGATTGCTAGAAGTTCCAAGTGTTCTTGCATTATCATTGTTTGGGCGAAGAACACCAGCGATAGTGGTGTTGGTGGCAGTGATGATAACGTCGGTTGCAGTGTTCCCAGATCTTAGCACTTCCATCCACTTGGTCGCAGAACTGATTGCATCATTTTGCAGCTCAAACATTATTGAGCCCGTTGTTGAGTTAACAGCTATGGTACTTGATCTATTGCCGGAGGTTGGCGAAGATGAGTACATTGCAACATATGGGAAGTTGCTGTTTTGCCCAACCATCACACTTGAGTTGGTGATGGATGCAGGGCGAGCTCCTCTGAAGCTCGCAGCAGAAGTTGCGCTCAGCGCGCCAGAAACGGTAAGCCCTGTTGCCCCTGGCTCTAAACTAATTCCTGTTGCTTTTAGTGTCAGAACGTTAGGTGTTGTTCCTGATCTTGTTAAAGTAAAGAAATCACCTGCAGTTGAACCGCCCCATGTATCGGTGTCCAGACGCATCCTGAACACACCAGTATCGTCATGGAAAAATGAAAGAACCTTTTCATTTGATCCTGCAGTAGCGTTTTGGAACTGCACGAATGGATTTCCATTGATAACGCCTATGTTGACAGAGTCGTTAGCTATGTTGCGAGTAACAGAAGATGTCGCAACCAGGGAAGTAGCTGACGATGACCCACCAGAACCCGCTGGTGGCGTGGCCCAAGTTCCATCCCCGCGTAGGAATGTGGTTGAGTCTGCAGTTCCAGAACCAAGTCGAGCAGTTGCAACTGTACCAGAAGAAAGGTTGCTTGCATTCAGCGAAGTTATGTTTGTTCCTGCACCAGAAAGCGTTTGCGCAGAAACAGAAGTAGCAGTAATAGAACCAGTAGATAAAGAACCAGTAGATGCAGCCCCAGAAACGTTAAGTGATGACAGCGTTCCAATAGATGTGATATTTGGTTGCGCCGCGGTAGTCAAAGTTATGTTTCCTGGAAGATCACTCCAAGATGGTGATGTCCCAGATCCGTTTGAAGTAAGAACCTGCCCACTTGTTCCGTAGGAACTGTTGATAAGCCAAGCACCAGCAGAAGAAATTGTCAGACGCGAGGTTGCTGCCGTGTACAGAGTTAAAGAATTTGAGCCATAAATCCTAGTTGTGCCAGTTCCTAATGATTCGATTTTTACATTCCTACCGGATGGTGCTGTAATTTCAAGATCCTTATTTGACGCGCAACGAAGATAAGCAGTGCTCGAAGATGAATTAATGGTAATGCCGGTGCCGTCAACTATTGTTTGTGATGCCGCGAACGCCCCATTTGAGCCACGCACCTGAATTTGGTTTACAGCTGTTCCAGCAGCAGGAATAGTAGAAAATGAAACATTGGTTCCATCAGAAACTAAAACTCTGCCGGCGGCCTGCGCCGGCAGAAGAGCGTTGATTGCTGATGCTCTAGTTGTTTGACCTGTACCACCATTAGCAATTGATAGCACTCCGCCAAGCGTTAAAGTACCTGATGTGGTAATTGGCCCTCCGCTGATTGTCAGTCCTGTTGATCCTCCAGAGACGTTAATTGATGTTACCGCACCTGAGGTAGCAGAGAACACGGTGAATGACAAGGCAGTCGTGCCAACGGTAATTGGATTAGGCGTATTAAGGGCAAATCCTTTTCCACCATTGGTGGTGCCTGACGTAACAAATGTAAATGATCCACTTACTACCTCATTAGATGGAGAACCATCAAAATCTGAGGCCCGAGACCAGGCGCCGGATGCCGCAACGTAGACGCCATTATTGACAGCATTTGTTTGGTTCTTAACAAGAACACGCTCACCCCCAGCGAGTGCAACTCCGTCAATTGTTTGGAGCCCCGACAACGTGATTGGTCCCGTAGTTGCAACCTCAACTGCATCAAGAATAGCAAGACCAGAAGCTACACTGTCAACATATGACTTTGACGCCGCGTGACCATCTGACAGCGGAGTAGTCGGGACAGTGACGTTATTGCTGAACGACCATGTTCCGGAAATAGTTTGATTTAATGATGCGTCAAATGATGAACCAGCATTTTCGTCAACGTAGTCCTTTGTTGCGAGATGCGCGCCAAGGGTTGGAGTTACTCCAGTTATAGCATTAGCAAACGACCAGTTGCCTGTAATTGTCTGATTGGATGTAGCGTCAAACGAACCTGGATTTGCGTCAACGTAGTCCTTGGTGGCAAGATGCGACCCTAAGACTGGTGTTGCGCCAACCACAGGCAAACTAAATTGCCATTCTCCCGTAATTGTTCTTGCCGCTGAAACATCAAATGAGTTTAGATCAACGTACTGCTTAGTTGCAAGGTGCGATGCACTTGTTGGTGTGACTCCAGATACAGTATTGCTAAATGTCCATTGGCCAGTAATAACTCTGTTTGCGGATGCGTCAAATTCTCCGCCTCCACCACCACCACCA